GGGTTGGCGGGTTTACAGGCGTGACCTGTAATATTACTAGAATATAATTTGACTTAGGGAGCACATTCCCTTGCATGTACGACATGCAGTCACAGTACGTTGCCAGCGTGTGATTTTCGTGTCACAAACGGCCAGTTAAGTCCTGGCGACTTGCTAGTTTAAAGCCATTCCGGGCTAATGTTTTGGCAGACTAACGTCCACCAGATCGACCACCACGTCCAAGGGGGACACATCGTCCCCGTCCTCGCCATACCTTCTCTGGTGCAGGTGCTTTACCACTTAGGACGCTTGATCCCCTGGGCTCGACCAGACCTCCACCCCTATTGTGGCGGTTGGTGGGTGCGGCCTGAGACTTCGCGATCTGTTGTGGGGCAGTTTGTAAAGCGGGGGGGGGCTTGTTGCTCTTGGTCTTGGGTCCGTGGTTTGGTTCAACCTTACCCTGGGACTTCGGGGTGTTGGGCTTGGTTGCATATTCTGCCTTGCCCTTTGTTATGTACTCAGTGGGGTCACGGTCAATAACACCCTCAACTGTCTTGAGTAGATGTAAGCATGACGCCAAATCAAGACGATTGGTGTTCTGGGAGCTCTCATACGTGGCATCACCTGGGACAACATTTGTATCTCCCCTGACGTACTCATACCTGAGTTCTGAAACATCGGTGAATAGGTCAGGGTATCTGGTAGGTGTCTGATACAGGGTTCCTGGGGTGTCCTCGAGAAACAGAGTACCCTCCATCCTTCGGATCTTAAGGCTGCAGGCGGCTAGCCGGCTCCCAATCATCTCCTTGAGCTGCAGTTTCATGTCCCAGGTGGCTCGGTAGTCATCTTCTCCCGAGCTCATGTCATCAAACCACACAATATCTCCTGGATCATCCTGGTTCCCTTCTGATAGGATCTTCCGGAGCCGGGACTGGATCAGTGGGAAGTTGTGTAAGGAAGTCTTACTCCCTTTTGCGGTGCGATAAGAGTTGGGGCCAAACAGCGGGTCGATCATCAGGATTTTCCAGAGCGAAGAGTACGTTGAACGTGCCATGGCAATGAATGTGTTCATGGTCAGGGGGTTGTAGGCGCCACTATAAATGACAATGGTACGTCTGGGCCGGCTCGGCAGGTAGGCAGAGAACAAGTGAGCATTAACAAGCACACATTTCCTTGATCCGGGGGGGATATCAGGCAGTGGGAACTTACCCTCAAGGACGTAGTCTCCCTGTGCGACAACTTTCTCATATGCCCTACCATCGATGTTTGGCTCAATAATGACCAAGCCACTCTCATTCGCAGGTGGGAGCAAGGGCACACGGTTTGGAGCTGTGTTGTCCTCGAGGACCACGTGTTCACCATTGCCGACAATTTCTTCGACCTGGCCAGCTTTAACGCGTGGCACCACAATCAAGTCAGTGTGGACACCAGCAATAAACCTAAAGGCGGCTGTTAGGACCTTGTTACGCTGCTTAAAATTGGACTTCCATACGGTGGCAAGTGCAGGTATGCTTCCAGTGGTTGTATTGAAAGCACGTTTGACTTCAGCACGGAAGTTGTCGATATCGAGATCTGGGCATTCACCACAAACATAGTCTTCCATCCATCCGTCTCCATTTGCATTTGGGAAAGCACCACCATGCAACACAGCTTGGTGTCCCCACCAGTTGATGATACCGTCACCACAATCGTTCGCGGTGACAGTGTACTGCTCGTTGGCAACAGCACTGAAGATCGTTGTCACAGCCTTAGCATAATCTGAGAGCAGTGGCGTATTTGGGTCATTGATCAATAAGCTCGCTGACTTCTGCAACAAACGGAATGCCTTCTTATCAGTGTAGGTGGAGTACGTAAATTTGGTGGCCGTGCGAAGGAAACTACAGCAACTGTCTGGGCTTCCTTCCCACACCAAAGGGCTATACACGCGTGAAAGGAACTTGACATAAGTATCAGGGTCATGCGGGTTGAGGCTGAGACGAGTGTAGAATTGAGCATCAAGGTTCATGCCAAGGTCACTCGCCACACGTCTATAGAGTGCAAGGTCGGTGATGGGTGTGACCCCATCATCTCCTCCATAGATCCCAAGGCGTTCCATGGCCTCCTCATGTGTACATCCTGACTCTCTGTGGCTGCAGTAAGCAACAAATGCATTGAAAGCAGAGCCTATGACAGAAGTATTGGGATCACCAGAAAGTAAGGAGAAGCCAGACATGTACTTGAAGAAGAAACCCATCTCCCCACCCTTGTCATGCTTCTTGCACTTTACCTCAACATTCATGCGTCGCTTGAGCAATCTATCTAACTCAGCATGATGTGACACGTGGAAGCACTGGCCATAGAGTGTAGCTACAAAGTAACGGACAAAGGCATTGACAGTACCATCAAACCTGTTGTAATCTGTCATGGCGACGCCCATACCATTTGAAACACACCACTGGCAGATATTGGCAACCCTGTTGGCAACAGAGGCGCAGGACTGACCGAAAGCATACCAACACTGGAGTTTGAAAGCTTCAGCAAGGGCATACGTGTATCTCGCCAGTTCTGTCTTGAAGAATGGGCCTTCTGTGACAATTGACCTGCTATCACTTGTTGAGCTGACAGCGCCGTGTTCGAGCTTTGGGAACATGTCTGACCCCTTTGTGTAATCTTCTGGCATCATAGCGGCCTCTGCCTGCTGTTGCCTCTGACTCGGCTTCCTCTGTTGGTCACACACATACTCCTCGTCCATGGGCTCAAGTGGGAACGTTGCTCCCTTCTTCGTTGCCTGAGATATGAATCCTCCACAAAAATCCTTTATGTAGCGAAAGTACTTGTCATCAACGATTTCCGTCTGTTGACAACTGGTCTCCTGCGGTACCATCAGACGCCATCCAACTCCTTGGAGTGAGTTCTGTTCTGTCTTGGCTGGGTAGCTGCCGCCTATGATCAATGGCTTGGCGAGTGTCACTGCACCATGAGAGTAGCTGTCCGTCATTCCTTGGCCATAAGCATCAATGGAAGCGACCTGAGGTGGAAGGGGGAGGGTGTTGATATCTGTGGGCTCACTCAGTCCTGGAACCACTGAGGGGTAAAGGTCGGCCCACACGTACTCCTTGGGCGATGCAACTGGTCCAGTCTTAGGTCGTTTGCTGGTAAGGGTCGTATTGTCCACGATGTCATGGTCCGGGATAGGTCTCATGCGTGTATGGATAACAGGGACAAAGGGGATTGGTTCTTTGTCCTCCTCAACTGGGTCTTCCTCGGGGGCAGTCTTGTCAACAAGGGCTTGTTGCACAGGTGTATAACCCTCGATGATCATTGCGAACCTCGTTGAATGGCAGGGGGGCCAGAAGTCCATCGATACCTCACGGAGTGTGGCCCAAAGTGCTGCAGCCTGAACGTCGTCCTCATCTTCCAGTCCGAGCTGTCTCAGCCTCTGAGTGATGGCAGGCCTGGAGATGGCTGGCATATTACTGTTCAAGCTCCGCGCCATGACCTCACTAACGATGGTGTCCCAGATTGACGTCTCCACGGACCAGCAGGTCATTGAACCAACTGTCGAGTAGTGCGTTGTATCACGTCCACGTATCACAATCGCATCACCTGAGACGGGGTTGAATCTGGTAAGTGCCCGGTCATTGAGGTCAAGACACTGGGAGATCGGATTGAGCAAGATTATGACCCTCGGTGAGTTGGCACTAATCCTCCATTTCATGATCTTATAGTGGGTTGCGACACCTCGTCTGCACACGCTGACCTTGTCATCTGGGTAGTCCCACAATTTGTGCTTCCAACTTTCTGATCCAGGGACTCCTCCTACAAGATTGCCTTCACGGTCAAAACTGTAGGTCATCTCACCTGTAGAATCACAAGGTCTGATGGGCTCAAACGTGTACAGCAGTACTGGTAGGCCAAGGGTCAGCACTTCGGTCATGTCGACATGGTAGTCACGATCCACCATGATGATGACTTCATCATCATCCAAAGGGTCTGAGAGGTCATTGATGACATATGGGTCATTATGTTCATGGCCCATGCCGTAGGTGTAAGTGGATCCACGAGTATCCATCTCATCTATCCGCCGACTCTTGAGGTGAAAATATGGGCTGCACTGCAGTCTGCCGCAGAGGATTAATAACCTATCCACACCGGTGTTCCTCTCTGAAGATGTCCATGGGTGTGAAACGCTCGGGCGGTCACTTGAGCGTGACTCCCTGAGTGAACGCATCACGCCTCGCATGATCTCACTCGGAACGGTTGGGCTTTCACGCCGATTGTCTTGCATCATGACCATGTAACATGCTTCACGTATGTACTCACTCAGTGCATAGAGCACACTTACAACAATAACTAAGATGACTATTGTTGGCATGTGGCCAGCAGCAATTGCCATACGCAGGATCTCGAGCAGGAGCCCGAACAGTCCACTGGGTACAGCATAGTGCACGAATGCTAAGGCAGAGATAAGACTGGCCACCTGAGTGGTCCACGCCATCCTGGAACATCTTGCTGGGATCAACCTCGCAAAGTACTGCAAGTTGCTGATGTCAACCTGGAGTATCCTTGATCGGTGCACATGGCGCACCCTCAGTGCTGCTTTGTGTGCGAGTTCAACAATGTAGACAGCAACGGATGAGCTATTGACCCTTGTGTTCAGGTCGGCCAATAGGGCATGGAAAGGGACGTAGTGGCGACTGCAGAACGCAGTGCTCACATCGCTGGCTTCCTCGATGAATTGAAGAAAGGTTCCATCATCTTTTGGTTCAATGACAGAATCCTCAGAGTCGGGCTCTTCATGGGCATCAAGGAAGTCCATAAGTGGGTCAGTGTCAGTGCTGGCCAGGACTTCATTACTGACATCAACCACGCCACGAAAACTGGCGATGGGGTCAGCAATTATGTCTTGCACCATCTCTGATACGAGCTCACTCATGCTTCGGTCAACGATTGGATCATATCGTTGCCGGTCTCGGGTGAACCACGTGAACAAGCTAGCAAACCCAGTGGGTTGCTGCCTATCCTCGTGATTTCGGGTTGAAACGTTAGTTTCCGGGTTTAGCATTTAAGCTACGGGTTAGTGTTTATTTAAC